TTGCCTCTGGCTTACCACAGGTTGCCTCTGGCTTACCACAGGTTGCCTCTGGCTTACCACAGGTTGCCTCTGGCTTACCACAGGTTGCCTCTGGCTTACATAATGACGGCACAAATGAATGAATAAGTAAACATGCAGATTTACGCGCCATGGTAATGGCTAGACGTGCATGTTTTTTCCAATGTGCTATATACGATGTACACGATTTATAGTACGATACATACTCGGCACCATTTGCCTTTCCTTCTTCAAACCGTTGTATGCATTTTAGTAATCCCATGCTAACGAAACTTGCTACTTCGTGATTCATTACTATAAAATAGTTGATTTTAGTCTTTAGTATCCATAATATAGAATATTATGCTACCTAAATATATCATCATAATAATACATATAACGTATATATCATTATTATGATTCTCTCCATCCCCTATCAAACATTTGAAACAGAAAATGTTCATTTAACACCTTTTCAATACGACCGTTATGGTAAAAATATCGCACAACTATCCTATAAAGACAACTCCATTGATTTTCAAGATATTTCTATTCTTTCTCCCCCATTAAAGGTTCTTCAATACCAGCCAGAAAGTTCGCGACTACGTCTGGATGTATCAGAACATGCGCATTTTCAGACAAAAATGCAAACCCTACAGGACCATCTGATCGGCACATTTTTTATGCATCAGCAGAGCTTTCTCAATATCTCCCATCAGTCATTGGAATATATTCGTCATTTGTTCTATTTTTTGCTTGATGAATCGGTTCTTTCCCTGTATATGTACCCTACTACCAAGGTGAAGCTATCGGAGGGTGTAATGGGGCGGGTATCGGACCTTAAACCAGGTGACACGGTGCGATGCGTGATTCGGCTTCAAGGCATCTTACAAATGGTATATCGTGACGGAGTCCGTTTACGACTGCATCATTCAGTACCTGGTATGTGGCGTACCAAATGACAGACGACCGTCTGTTATTTGCTAGAGTAGGGCATTTGCCCGAATTTACATTATCAAAGAATTAAGGCTCTCTTTTTGACATAATTGCTGTGCATAGTGAACTAATCGAGAAACCGAAGGACAAACATGAAAATCCTAGTAAAATATACATGAAATATCCATTACCAATATAAAAATAGAATACTCCAAATAATGATGCAGCTATAATACCAAATAATGTTACAACCCAATACCATGTAATATTACGTTTATTGTCCGTATAATTATGATCATTGCGTAAATTACTAACAAGACCACTTAGGGATACAATAAATAATAGAATAGCAATTGTTCCAAATATATACAATAGATCCATTCCTAGTATTCTATCTTATTTTATTGTGTTATTTTATTGTGTTATTTATTGTGTTATTTATTGTGATGTAATAGCTGCTACTACCAAGGCACTGTAAGAAAAACCTAATGTCAAACATAGCAGTAATAGGATAAAATAAATTGTCTTTGGGCTATCCTGATTAAAATAGACAATGGATACAATAAATAATAAAAGGGATCCAAAAAAGCTCATTACCCAAATTTTATTGACTTTATCGCCAATTGCATTCCATGTACTTGATGTACCAACAAAGTTTGCAGTAAGTGAAAAGACGGCAATAAGTAAGACTGCTACTCCACTTCCTCCAAGAACAGGAGCAAACCATTTTTGCTCGTAGAAAGGCACTTCTTCTGGTTTTGCGCTATTTACTCTAGCTGTACTAGCTGCAACAGGTGCACTCATTCTATTAAGTTTATTTATTTAATCCAAGAGTTGTAACCGCTTTCTTTACATTCTCTGCATAAGGAAAAGAAGTCGGCGGTACACCAAAATAAAGTACCATGATCATCAAGATCACAAAAAGAAGCTGACCTCCAATCATTAAAATCATATCCGAATAAGAATAATCCCAGTTCCTTGACATTTCTATTTACATGTATTATTATCTCCGTAGTAGATAGCTATCTGTTGAATGGGTACAACACGAAAACGAAAACTAGCTCTGAAAGATATTAATCATTGTCATCCTTCTCAAAAGACCTCTAGAAAACGATGCCTGCCCGATTCCGTATATAAAGAAATTGCGACCAAACTTGGAAGACCAAATGTGGATGGATGCGCCGATGGCGAAGAGCACTGTGTATTGGATAATGCCCCATTGGTCGAGACAGTGAAAAAACAACTCCGTAAGCAATATCTTCGCCCCAGACGACCCAAGGCATGGATTGCTAAACCCAATATGTGGCTGGACAATTACAATATTCTAAACGTCATGAAGCAATACGAGGAAGCCTATCCCACATTCTCCTTTCTCGGTGTCTTTCCCATCGATTTCTCGGCTCCCGATCCCTATCGGACGAATGGTGTTAAGCAATGTTTGAATAAAGAACTATGCGAACTGAATCTTAATACAGAATACGATAAAGGAAAACGTGGTATTGGTATGATATTTAACCTGGATCCACACTTTAAAGGCGGAAGTCACTGGGTTGGGCTGTATATCAACCTGGAAAACAAGAAGAAACCATTCGCTGGCTACTTTGATTCCTATGGTTATGAAACGCCAAAACTTATCGCACGTCTCATGCGATCTTTCAAGCTTCAAGTGGCCACCTGCGATTTAGGGTTTAATGCACGCAGATTTCAATACGGTGACAGTGAATGCGGCATGTTTAGTATGTATTTTCTCATTTGTATGCTTAGTGGAATTTCATTTAAGGAATTCTGCAAAGATGCGGTTAATGATAAATTTATGTTAGATCTTCGTAAAATCATATTTTCTATGTAATGTCGTTTAGCATCTATACGTTTTCATTTAGATAATAAATGAAAACATACATAAAGGCACATAAAAGATTTATAGGGTAGATATAGTAATGTACCGCCCGGTTCCAACGCAATCTTTGACGCAGCCACAGCCATCCGTAAAGGCTGCGCTCTTTAGTGAAAAGAACTACAACACGCTTCAAACCGTTCTTGTTCAAGACTTTCAACAGCGAAATCAAAGTACACTCAATGATCAACAAATGGCACGTCTCTCCAAAACACTGGAACATTATTTGGCGCAAGTCTACGAAAAACAAGGTGATAAATCACTTGTTATTCTGAATAAAGAAGTATTAGGAGCCTGTGCGAAGGATTTTTCACAGTATTTGCAACGCAAGGAAATTACGAAACAAACCAACTCGGTTAAAACGGTAATGGACGATGGGCTTTTTCAAGAAACCTCACAACGGTATGAACGTCTCACACAAGAGCGCAATGAGGTCAAAGCACTCCCGTCATCCGTTCCTGATTTTCGCATTTCTCTCTCGGAAGATGGACCTCCCGCTGCAGAAATGTTTGAACGGGCCAAAAAACAACGCGAATTGGAGGCGCTCCGCTCTTCACAACAGTCTCTGGAGCTCATCAAGGCTGATGCAGGTCTGCAAAGCCGTATTACCGCCGATTCGTCCTTTCGTTCGTTACAGGACTCGCAGAATCGCAATACAGAATTGGCACTGGTTCAACGCAGCCAAGCATCTCAACTGGCACAGATTACTTCTAATCAAGATACCTCCTTGGCGATTTTGCCCGATCGTCGCGAATTGCTAATGGGGGCAGTCGGCTCCTTTGATGGATTAATGCCACGGGAACCTGCGTCTGGCGAAGCCATGCGCGTTAACTGGCCGATTCCATCGGCCAAGGATTTGGGTCAGGCAAATGCGAATCCTACCATTGTCAATCCTGTGATATCGATGCCTGACAAATCCGTGTTGCCCCAAGCCAATCTCATTCGCGAAGATCCTGTCGTTAGTTACCGTGAAGTGGAAAACAATCTCTTCATCTACTCGGCGGATCGTGACTGGTTGCGAAACAACAAAGAGAACCGCTACAATTTCACCGTGAACTTTGACCCCGCTGCCAATGGACAGAGTTTCGGACCTACGTTGGCTTCACAACAGAAGTTCAAGAATATTGTACGGATCGAACTGGTCAAGGCCATTATGCCTGGTGAAAGTTTAAATGTAACCGTTTATCGCACACGTACTTCACAGACAACGGATACCAGCTACCAAGATAATATTCTGAATTTGCCTTATATCACCTTGCGAGTAGCCGAACTAGAAACCAATAATTACGGCACGGATAACTTTCTGGATCGAAGTTTTGGCATTCTACAATATGATGCTAACTGGGTATCCGACAAAACAAAACAGCTAACATGCGGAAGAGGGTTTCTATCGATGATTCCCAAATTCTTAAAGTGCCAAAAGGAATATTACCCGACTCCGCTGTCCACCTTGCAAAAGATGACCATCGATCTTCGTCGTCCCAACGGTGAATTAATCAGCAGTTCGCCAGATACCTTTGATATTGGCGGTATTATTGCCCCTCAGATCAACTCTGTTCAAGGCACCACCTTCCCTTTTACCAATGTTATTAATTTTACCAACACGATCTTAACATACAACGTGATGCTCCCTGCCACCAATGGCTCTCCTGCTAATTTTTATATTAATACGACGAAATACTTCAGCAAGTTTGATGTGTGTGCTGGCGATCGTATCCAAATTAGTGGCTATACCTATTCTGAGGAGGTGTTGAATGATGCTACCTATGGTCAAAGTCTACGTGCCTTCTGCAATTGGATCAATCAACCAGAGGGTCACATTGTTCTTGACTTTGCACACAGTGTGTCCACCGATATCACCACTCCTCAGGTTGATATTGCCGATGGGTTCAATGAAGTAGGATATGGTAACTTTATGGTCATTCAGGCACGTTATGCGGATCCAACTACAGGCACGGTTCTATTAAATCCCTTTGGTACCGATTTTGGGGCTACGCTGAATGCCTTTGGTGTGAATTTGCAGTCACCCGTCCGAATGATAAACATGAACAAACAGCTGAATCTGGTGTTCCGAATTATCACTCGCGAAATGGATGCCCTGCCCCAATTGCGACCGAATAATAACTACTAAAAAAGATATCCCACTCCACCATGGTGCTTATGGTTAAATCAATACCTTTGTATTATGATTCTAAGAATAGGATGTTTCGTCGTTTGGCCGAAGCTTTTGAAAATAATGCCACTGGGAACACACATTATCTTCAACCGCCATCCAACCGAATTCCTTCTGCTACTTCCGGTTTCAAAGAACCCCTAACGGGTAGACCCAATAAGATTATAGAACGTGCAAACACGACTGGAAATAGCCTTCCACCCACTTCCCTCTTTATGCTTGATACTAGTCCGACTGATAAGACACGCGAACCTGTACATGTTCTTGCAGATGATTGCAGTGAAAATGGGGCACTGGATATGGCACTACGCGGACCATCGGATAATAACTATTATGCTGGTAGTCTTCGACAAAGTGATGCAGTAAAGATCTATAATCGTGTGGCCAATCCCCCTCTAAATTTAGATATCTTTCGCCAAGGAAAGAGTACCGTTACTACCGTTCTACAGGAAGTACGTCCTCTTTTATCCAATACTACATCTAACACTGATATTGGCGCAACAGCTCGTGATCTGTCTATCCAACAAGGGGCAATGAAAAGATATAATGGATGCAATGATTTGCCAGATGGTACAGCTCCGCCATTTGATGTCTTGTGTTTACAGCAGATCTTTTTGTCCATGGGAGGACAACCCACTGGTTCGGCCTATCCGAGCCAGGGTACAATTGCCGTGTACAATACCATGGGAACACTTGGAGCGGTAAAGCAACAGTGGGGGCAACTCTTATCACATATGAATAGTGCCGATTATGCGACACAGCAATCTGCGATGATGCAGTTCTTAGGCATTTCTCCTGAGAAATTGATTCAACGGGCTCCTTATAAACAGGGCGTGGAGGTCTTTTGGTTTGTACCTGTTCCTGGCAATCCGCAAAAGGTATCTGGATTTCTACGACGCACCATTGAGTATGATATCGTTCAATTGCAACCTGGAACATCTGCTATCAAACAACTTGGAGGGATAGGATATGGCTGTATGGTTCAGCTAACAGATGTTCGGGCCACTGCCGAATTTGCTGTGAAATTTAATGTAACTGTTAATGATGGATTCTGGATTGCGG